ACGAAGGCATAGAACATCTACGCTTCGTTACCAAAACGCACCCGAAATGGACTAAACTCGTTCCATTCGAACAATGCGGAGACTTAGCATCAATCATGGATGCACATAAATCAGAATGTCTCCGAATGTGGCGCAACTGGAGATACCAAAACAAGTGGTGGATCTCAAGGAACGCCCTTGGCAGGTATTGGCCTGAGTGTGTCCAGACAATAGTCTGGGACAAATGGACACCGGCAGGAATGCAACTGCATTTCCACACTCATTCCATAATCGTCAGCAAGTATCTGGACAATAAACCTAAACTGGACTACGGGGTCAAAGTCCCAGATGGAGAAGCCGTGTTCCAGGAAGACTCGAGGTTCCACAAAGAGTGGGGCGGAATCGTCGATGTCCGCTCGGTCAAAGACTACCAACATGAATATGTTGTAAAAGGTGAAACCCGTAAGGGTTGCGGCAGAAGAGCCTGCATGAATTATCTTACGAAATACATCACCAAAGCGAACCACTGGAAATCCTGCAAAATCGGAAAGTGGTAGCCGCCTGCTCCCTCCGAGGAATCCTCGTACCTCGCCGTCCGAGCCCTAACGGGCCATCTACACCGCGCTTACAAGCGCGGTGCGGCGAGGGGAGCGAATGAAAGATGATGCGTTGGGGAAGACACAGGGGTGCATCAAGTCCCTAGAACATCCTACCAGGTACTCCATGGATCAACAGAACCACGAGCCCAATAACCAGTTGGAGCTCGAGAAGGATCAATATCTATCGGATGACCTCCCTCGCGCTTATCCGCTGGATCAACATACCAGCCAAGTAGCCCACTAACAACCATAGCAAAGGGCAACTGTCGAAAATAACTAGCAACAAAACCAAGACCGGTCATCCTCATCGTAGCCGGTATCTCAACCAAAGGCGCCTTAGGATCTGCAGCTCCCCAGGTAGCATAGTATGCAAACGCCCCTACATCTTCGAAGGGGGCGCCTTTCGAAAACAATTCATGAGTTGGTAATCCCTCCGTAGACCAGGAGGGCTCCATCATCCAGTCAAACTGGAATCCCATCAACGGCGCCTCTTAGGCGCACTAACCAACTTCTTGGTCGACTTACGCCGACCAGTGTAGCGGTATCGGACCCACTTGGATCCCTTCTTAAACCGCTTACCATAGTTGTACTTAGCCATTAACAAATGCCCCCTATGTATGCCAGACCGTTCGATATTGCTCCGGCCTGCCAAAGCCAGTTGGGCCATCTTAGCTGCCGTTACGGCATCTGGCTTCGATTCAAGTCCCATATCATTGCCCCATAGGCTTCGCCATTATTCCCTTGTACTTACCAGGTACAAGGTGAACAGTAACCCAAGTAGCAGGCGGAGCCTGCGCATCTCCATTGGCAGAAAAACCTACCAAATTCAAAAGAAGCAAACCACACTCTGCTACAAATCCATCCAGAGTAGCATTCGGATTCGCTGCTGCAGTAACAGCATACTCCTGTACCCAAGGGCGATCCGCATTCGAGTTATTACCAGGATAATCATCCTGGTCATATGGAGGTTCATCATTCTCATCCTCCATATTCTGAGCGACCTCACCAGCAGCAAGGTCGACATCCTCAGCGAGCATAGCATACATATTCGTAGAATACTCTGCAGGCAGGTCAGGATCCTCTGCCTGAACAGTAGCTCTAGATTCTTGATAATTCAAAATCAAACTCTTATCGGTATCCGCAACATCTCCACCGATTAAATGCAAATACCATTCATCGAACGATGCCTCTGCATCGTCGACATGAACCAGTCGACTGTAATCCCACTCTCCAGGTCCAACAACAGCACCATCCGATGCTATACAAGGAATCGTACCAGCAGTACGATGTGCATCATCCAGATACACCTTGAAATCCTCATACGCCGGCTTCGCCGACTGCCCGACCAACTTACGGGCCCGCCTCTGCTGATTCAACCAAACAGCCTGAGCCTTTTTCCATGCGTTATGAACAACCCATGTGTTGCCAGCTGAATACGCTGTCAACTGAACAATATCTGCAGCACCTGGTTTTCCAGTAAAGCAAAACTCAATCTTACCGATTGCATACTGCATTCCCTGGCGATACGCTCTCCTATTGACCTTAGAAAGGTCAGAAGCAAGATCAATGAAATTCTCTCCAGCATTGATCGTATAGGAGAGTACCCGCTGAGCGGGCTGAATAGTCGCCATCACACTCGTTCCTCGCTTGGGTCTAAGAATCTTACTGAGGTTATTTTAGACCCGTCATGATTCACACTGAATCATGTCACAGTACCCGGCGTGGGCCCAAAAGGCCCACAGCGTCCTCGATAAATCGAGTAAGACGCCTGCGGGTCCTGTAACAAGTAAAGTGGAGAAGCGCCGGTGGGGCTTCACCTGTGAAAACTGCGAATGGGCGTACATCAAAGATGAACATATGACCCTCGGTATAGGCGTAGGATACGCCCACGAGGACCTCATCGCAGAAGGTTATGAAAGATTCATCCACAAGCGCTGCAAGAAGCATCGTGCAGCGTCTAAGCGATGGAAGCGTGCGGGTAAGACATTCATACAACTAGATGAGCTCAGAATGAACGAAGGCATAGAACATCTACGCTTCGTTACCAAAACGCACCCGAAATGGACTAAACTCGTTCCATTCGAACAATGCGGAGACTTAGCATC